GACTTAATCAAGCTTAAAGTTCTCCCAAGCAGAGGCTCAAGCGCCTTCTGCTCTTGGGGGTTGCCATTTCCCTTTCATAATGAGACTCAATTCTCCTTCAACGAAATTACGTTGTAATATTTTTGCAACGTCGTTGGGAGCAGTAAATGTACTTTCAGTAGTTGAACTACCGTAGTATATTTCATGAGTTTCATTAAGAATGTTGAAACCATTTCTTACCATTTTTCCTATAGTTAATAATGATTGGATCTTGTTTCGATCCTTATTAAATATAGAATCAATGTTAAGGTCTTGAATTTCATGAGCAGCGTTATGTAAAATAACACTGTCTGATAAATCTCAAGACTGCACGGTCTCTCATGACCTGCGAATGGTATTGGCTATGGCAACGAACACAGGATTATCATTTAATAGATTTTTATCCTCAACCTCAAACTTACTTAACAGTAATTTTGGATTTGAGATAATTCTATTATTGATACCTCTAACTATTTCTGCCATTCCTTGTGATAAGATTCTTTTATATTCTAAAAGAGCTACCTTATCTCCAGGTATAGGATATTCGTCATTGTTTACTAAAGTTGTAAATAAGTTTCTTAACTTATCATAACTAGAGTAACCAAAGTCAATGTCCAATGACAGAGATAGAGCTTTGACCATTATAAATTTCTTTCTACTTATATTCATCATTGTCGTAATTTTCTTACGTTTGATGAATTTAGTAAAAGGAAATTTATAATAAAGTTCACGTAACAAATCAACCAAAGAAAATTTAATAAGATAGAGGTTACCCTTTATTTTGAAATAATCATATAAAATTAAAAATACTATAAAAGGATTTTTAAAATTATTGATTATTCCCTTTAAAGGAATACCAGTAATCTCTTTCTTCTCAAACGGTTTTATTCATCTTTTAGCAAATTCATATGTATCTTTAGATACATGTGTTTTGTTCAAAGACACTTCAACACCCATTGATGTTAAAACCCGTACATATGTTTCGGCGACTTTATCGTTAACGATATCATCACCTAACAATATATATTGGTTAAAATTATCAATACCATTTAGGAATGCACAATAGTGCACTAATAAATGATGTGTTAAAGTGAAAACAGCTCAAGAAGAGTAAGTTCCCATTGGTTGGCCTGCTGTATACTTTATCAGCATGCCTTCTGGTGTGACAAATTGTCTATTGGATAATATATAACGTCAGCTATGAGCAAAATCTTCATTGAAGATTCTGACTAATAGTCTACGTTGTAATTCAATAGGAAATCTATCAGTAGCAGAAGACAGATCTAAGGATCAAAAGCTATGCTCGTTGTCATCCCAACCATGTCACGGATCTTGAGTAAAGGTTCTGTCGCATT